TGAGCGCCCCTGAGCGCCCCTGAGCGCCCCTGAGCGCTCCTGAGCGCTCCTGAGAGGCCGCCTGCGCCGAGATCTCCTCCACCCGGCCGTCTACCCCCAGTCGAAGCTTTGCGCCGCTCTGCGGGGCTTATACGACGCCACAGACGGCACAAATCGCCCTATCGGGCTACTTGGGGTGTAAGGCGCCGCGCCCTGCCGGGGCAGAAGGGCCACACACGGGATACCGGACTCGGTATGTCACCCCGTGCTCGCGATTTGCCGACCTCAGCGCTTGAGGGCGGCGGGTTACAGCGTTTTGTGGCGACGGCAGGAGCGGGCGGTAATCGGTGGGGTCGCTGTCCGAAAGGCCGTGATCCGCCTCGCCCGGGTGTTTGTGTGCGGCGATTGGCTGCGGTGGCGCGTGCCCCCCACCACCACAATGCGCGGCGACACGGGATTTTACATTTGTTTTGTACTCTTTGGCCCGAGGATGCGGAGTACGGGCGAAGCCCCCCGGAGCTCACCGGACCGCCCCCCAAGGGCGGGGCGGAGCGTCGCGTAGCTGGTGGGCGGTGGGGGGCTTCGCCCTCCGACCTCCCCAAACCTCTTTCTATAAGGGGGTAAACGTGCGGAAATCCTTTAGAATCAATGACTTACGTGTTAGGGGGTGAAAACGCGGGGAAATCCTTTAAAATCAATGACTTAGCGATGTTGCCCTCCTTTCCGCATTTTGGCCCGAGGATGCGGAGTACGGCCGGGGCACCCCCGTCGCCGCAGCCCGCTCACCCCCAGAAGTGTGCCCTCGGCCGGCATGAACGGCTCAGCGGCAGCGGGGGTCGAGACCGGCCCCCTCAAGATAGCCTATGGCCGGTTCCGTGGCCGGAATATTGCCTTTTGGGACAGGCTCTTGTCTCTGTTTCCAGGGCCGGATTGGCCGGTATCGTGGCCGGTAACTTGCCAACATCAGTTTACGAACTCACCGTTTGGTCCACTTTTGGTGACAATTCCAGACGAATTGTAAACCTCTCACCTCTTCAACCCCCCTTGCATGTATGCTCAGTCTGGCGTAGCGTCAACCACGAGATAGCCAAGGAGGCCATGTGCGTAATTCAACCAAATCGCCCACCTCGAGAACCCGGCTAACGCCCGCAGGCGAGGTCGCCGCAATCCGCGACCGCCTGCTCTCCGCGGAGCAGCAGGAGCAGCAGCAGCCGCAGGAGCAGCCCCTCGAGCCCGTCGCCGCACACGCTGAGCAGAGCGCCGCCGAGCATGTGTTTCTGCGTGCCCTTCGCCCCATCCCCGTCGAGCCTGCCCGCGGCTCGTACGGCTGGGTCGTAGAAGGCAGGCACTTTAGCAATCTGCGTTTTGCACGTGCGTTCGCGGATCGGCTGTCGGAAACCTACGGCCGAAACGTGGTTGTGCAGCTCGCGCGTCCTGGCTTCGGCGAGCTGCCGAACGGCAAACGCCCAATGTGCGGAACTCCTGTAAACGCAGGAGGTGCCCGATGAACTGCCGCGAGTCGATCACATTGCCGCATAACGTGCGGTTCACCGATCGCGCGCTGACCCGGCGGCTTCGGCGCCGCGCCATCGCCGCCTATCGGGAATGCGCCCGGGCGGGCGTGCAGTTCCTCTGCCCCTGGCGCGTGGTGCAGTGATGCGCGGCTGGCGTTGGCTCGGGTGGCGCGTCGTCAACGGGCTGCTCGCGTTGGCCTTGGTGGCCTACGTGGCGTCCTGGCTGTGCGCGTATGCGCTCTTCTACTGTGTCTCAAAGCTCTTAATTTGGAGGTAAGCCCCCATGCGGTTTAGCCCAACGACGCCTTCGTTCGTCGAAGCGTTCTCGCTGTACATGTGGCGCCCGCAAGGACGTGAACAGGTGCTGGCATGAGCGCCGACGACCGCGAGGAGGCACGCCGGTATCGGCGGTCGAAGAGACGTTGGCGAGTACATCGCCACGCGAGTCAAGCCGGCTCATTTGAGTGGGTCCGCTTTGACCCTAGCCGGCGAAGGCTGTGCGTCGTTTGGAGCGGCCCGGGGGGCTTGACCCGAGCGGATCGAGCCGGGGTGCGCAGGGTTTGCGCTGATCCGCTGTCGTGGACGTGGGCGCGCTAGCCGGGCTCGGGGCTAGACGGGCACGTGCTACGCTGTGACGGCATCCGGATTCTCAGGATGTGACTTGCGTCACGGTCCCGGCCGCATATCGCCGTTCCATTTATCCAGAAACAGGTCTAGAGTATAGCACGTGGCCTGTCTGAACGAGCGTACGTGCTTGGATTTGGTGGGACATCGCGGACTCGAACCGCGAACCTTCTAATTAAGAGAGAGAGAGAGAGAGAGGGACCATGCAAACCAACCCGTTGGCACACTCGGTGTTTAGGAAGAAGCCGCCCGATGTGGCCGCCGTGCCCTCGCTGCCGCCGGCTCGCGCTGAAGGGCTCGGCGCCGCCTTCGTGGTCGTCACCGACCCCGCCGAGGTTGACGCCGTCCGCCGGTACGAAGCGGGCTACTACGATGGCGTCGCCGGCATCGAGCTTAACGGCCGCTGGTATGCGCACGTCGGCTCGCTTGCTCTCTGGCGTCGTTGCAACGGGCGCCCCCAGTGAGCCCGGGCACGAACAGGGCGGCTCCGTCGTTGGCTGCCCGCCGCGCGACGGTCTCCCCCGGAGAGAACGCGATGATCCGCCCCGACCGGCTGGCCGAGATCGAGCGCCGTCAGCTCGCAGTGGGTGCCCACGACGGCCCTGCCAAGGGGATGTGCGTCATGGAGGCGGTCAGCTACGTGGCCGGTGAGCCGTGGAGCGATGCCCCCAGCTGCGCGTGCCCGGTCGTCGGGGAGTATTTGCGAACGCTGAACGACCGGATGCCGCACCGAGAGCGGCAAGAACTGAAGTCTCTAATTCCCCGTCTTGTGGGCTCCCGCTCCGCACCCGCCGTCGCGCGCCGCCGCGCCTACGTCGCAGCGGACAGCGCACTACGTGTGTTCGCCGTCACCGCGCTCGACGCGGCGGGCCGGAAAGAGGATGCGGAGCGGCTGCGGGCTCTGCCCGAGATTGTTGACGGAAGTACCGCCACCACCGCCGCCCACGCCGCCAACGCCGCCGCCGCCGCCGCCGCCCGCGCTGCCCGCGCCGCCGTCGCCGCCCGCGCTGCGTCCACCGTCGCCGACGCCGCCGCCGCCGCCGCCGCCTACGCCGCAAACGCCGCCTGCGTCGCTCGCGCCGCCGCCGCCGCCGCCGCCGCCCGCGCTGCCCGCGCCGCCGTCGCCGCCCGCGCTGCGTCCACCGTCGCCGACGCCGCCGCCGCCGCCGCCGCCTACGCCGCAAACGCCGCCTGCGTCGCTCGCGCCGCCGCCGCCGCCGCCGCCGCCTACGCCGCAGACGCCGCCTGCGCCGCTCGCGCCGCCAACACCGCCGACGCATGGGACGGCGCGGTTGATCTGGCGGAGAGGATGCTGGATATCACAGAGTCGCCTGACGCAAGTACTGGCTCGACGGAGAACGAACGATGATCCACCCCGACCGGCTCGCCGAGATCGAGCACATTGATCTCGCAGCTGGCGCCCACCACGATCGTGCCAAGGGGATGTGCGTCATGGAGGCGGTCAGCTACGTGGCCGGTGAGCCGTGGAGCGATTCCCCTGACTGCGCGTGCCCGGTCGTCGCGGCGTATTTGCGGACGCTGAACGACCGGATGCCGCACCGAGAGCGGCAAAAACTGAAGGCTCTGCTGCCCCGTCTCGTGGGCTCCCGCTCCGTACCCGCCGTCGCGCGTCGCCGCGCATGCGCCGCAGCGGACAGCACACTACGCGTGTTCGCCGCCGCCACCCTCGACGCCGCGGGCCGGAAAGAGGACGCGGAGCGACTGCGTGCTCTGCCCGAGATTGTTGACGAAAGTACCGCCCGCGCCGCATCCACCGTCGCCTCCACCGTCGCCGCCACCGTCGCCTCTATCGTCGCAGCCCGCGCCGTCCGCGCCGCCTCCACCGCCGCCTCCACCGCCGCCTCCACCGCCGCCTCCACCGCCGCCTCCACCGCCGCCGCCCGCACCGCCCGCGCCGCCGCCTACGCCGCAGACGCCGCCGCCTACGCCGCAGACGCCGCCTACGCCGCACGCGCCGCCGACGCCAAAGCCGCGTACGCCGCCGCCGACGCCAACACCATCGTCTACGCCGCCCACGCCACCGACGCCGCCGCCGCCGCCGCTGCCGCCGACGCCAACGCCGTCGCCTCCGCCATCTATGCTGCCTACGCCGCCTACGCGGCCTACGCCGCCTACGCGGCCTACGCCGCCTACGCGGCCTACGCCGCCGACGCACGGGACGGCGTGATTGAGCTGGCGGAGAGGATGCTGGATATCACAGAGTCACCGGACGCGGCTCCGTGATCGCTGTGCTCGCGCGGGTGCCGGCCCGCGGCTTGTCGCGCCCGGCGGTCGATGAATCAGCCCAGCAACGCCCCCAGGGGGATAAGTAGATGGACAACGGAATGGTGGGTAAGTACGTGATCGTTCGTTGCCGCGACGCCGGCGTACACGCGGGAGTGCTCGTGGCGCACGAAGGCCGCGAAGCGGTTCTCGCAGAGTCTCGACGGCTGTGGTACTGGAAGCCGTCGAAGAACAAGAAGTTCTTGAGCGGCGTTGCGGTGGCGGGGCTCGACCCGACGTCGAAGCTCGGCGCGCCGCTGCCCCGCCTCCATCTGACGGAGACGTGCGAAATCATTGAGTGCACGAGCGAGGCCGCGGAATCCATCCGCGCGCAACCTGATGACGACCGCTAAAGAGGAGGGAGACGGGTGCGTACACGGCGCCGTGGACGGCCACGGCCACGGGCACGGACTCGGGGACGGGGACGGGTTCGCGGACGGGTACGGATTCGGGGACGGGTTCGGGGACGGGAGCGGGGACGGGTTCGGGGACGGGAGCGGGTACGGGTTCGGGGACGGGAGCGGGGACGGGTACGGGTTCGGGGACGGGAGCGGGGACGGATTCGCGGACGAACTGAACAGGCAAGCCGGCGCCCCGGGCGATCAGACAGGAGGCGCACGATGATCCACCCCGACCGGCTTGCCGAGGTCGAGCGCCGTCAGCTCGCAGTGGGTGCCCACGACGGCCCCACCGAGGGTATGTGCGTCATGGAGGCCGTGGCGTGGATCTCGGGCGAGCCCTGGAGCGACACGCCGCGGTGCGCATGTCCCGTGGTCTCCGCATATCTGCGAGCGCTGAACGACGGGATGCCCGCCGGCGAGAGGCAGCGGCTGAAAGCGCTTATCCCGCGTCTGGTGGGCTCGCGCGCGACGACGGGCGTTGAGCAGCGCCGCGCAAACCTCGCCGCCGACACGGCCGTGCGAGTGTTCGCTTCCCGAGCATTAGACCGGCTGAGCCGGACGGAACGTGCGGCGCAACTGCGCGCGCTGGATCCGATCGTTGGCGTAGGCACGGCACGTGCCGCGCACAACGTCGTCCGCGCCGCCGCCGCCGAAGCCCCCGGCGCCGCCCGCGCCGCCTCCGTCGTCGCTTTCGCCGCTTACGCCGCCGACGCCGCCGCCCGCGCCGCCTCCACCATCGCCTACGCCGCGTACGCCGCCGACGCCGCCGCCAACGCCGCCTTCGCTGCCGACGCATGGGACGACGCGATTGATCTGGCGGAGAGGATGCTAGATATCACGGAGTCACCGGCCTCCAGCCTATGAATCGGGCCGCGAGGCTATGAAGAGAGGCGCTACTTCGTGCTTGAAGCGGACTTTGTGCCGCTCGCCGACACCACCCTAGTGTCGGCATTTGCATTCTGCCGCGCCGACGGTTACCTTGTCTCGGACTTGGGGACCACTGCCCTGCGCACCTACACCGTCAGCACGATTGCCAGCCTCACGGACACTGCGGCGCCTTCGGTCCGCGAATACACCTGGGAAGGGCTGGTCGAGCTGCTGACCAGCGGCAAGCCCGTCGAGAGCGACAAGCGCGATCTGCCGCTGTTCTTTACGGGCCGGCTATCGCTCCGCGATAAGGCGCACACCGAGTCGGTGAGCTGCATCACCGTCGATTACGACGCGGGTGCGAACAGCCAAACCGGCGAACTGCTCTCGCTGGCGGATGCTCTCGATAAGCTGACGGCGCTAGGGGTTCTCGCGCTCGGCTACACATCGCCCAACCACGCCGACGCCGCACCGCGCTGGCGCGTGGTCTGCCCCTTGTCACGCGATTACGGCGTCTCGGACATTGCCACTCTCGCGGGGCTCGTTGATCGCGCGCTCGGTGGTTGTCTGGCCCGGGACTCGTTCACGTGGCGAGTTTACTTCTATGGCGCGCGGCTCGGCGGCACATATCGGACCGGCACGACGAGCGGCACGAAGTATATCGATCAGGTCGGTTTACAGCCGCTTTTACCGGTCCGCGCGACGGCTGAGGGGCCGGCAACTCCGGCGCGCATTTACGACGGCGAGGGGCGGCGTGAGGCCATGCTATCCGCTGCCGCGAAGCTTCGCGACGCCGGCCTCTCGGGAGCCGCGCTTCGCGACGCCCTGTATGCGTGGGACGAGACGCACTGCGACCCGCCGCGCTGGACCACTCATGAGAGGGACTGCGAGCGCATCGCGTCCGACTACTCAGCCAAGGCGGAGCGCGTTCACGCGTCGGATTACCTGACCGACGTGCCGCTACCGGCGCGCGGCCCTGCGCCCGTTTCGGCCGAGGCCCCGGCCCTCCCCGGGTTCCGGGCGGTGGAGGCCCGCATCGTCGACGTCGAGCACGTCGTCGACGGCTTCATCCCCAAGGGCGGAGTCGTGCTGCTGTATGGCGAGTCCGGGGCCGGCAAGTCCTTTCTCGCGATTGACTTGGCCATGCGGATCGCCGCCGGGCTCGCCGTCGACGGCCGCGAGGTCAAGGCGGGGCCGGTGCTGTACCTTGCCACCGAGGGCGAAGGCGGCATCGCCAACCGCGTCGTCGGCTGGCAGACCGCGAACGAGCTGCGCGATGTCCCGGCTCACTTCATCGCCTGCTCGCTGGACCTTGTGAACGGCGAATCGCTGGCCGGGGTGCTGGGGTGGGCCGAGGCGTTCAGGGCCCAGGAGGGCCGCCCGCCTGCCTGCGTCGTGATCGACACTGTTGCGAAGGCATTCGGGGGCGACGAGAATTCCGGGCAGGAAGTCAAAAAGCTAATTGACGCGTTGACGACGATCGCCCGGAGCACGCAGGCCACCGTGCTCGCCGTCTACCACACGGGCAAGAACGCCGACCGCGGCGCGCGGGGATCCTATCGGTTCAAGTCGGACGTCGACACGTCAATCGTAGTCACCAAGGAAAACGACTACTGCGAGGCGGTCGTCGACAAACAGAAGGATTCCGCCGACGGCGTCCGGTTGGCCTTCCGTCTCCGGCCCCAGGCAATTGGCCTTTCTGCGTCCGAAAAGCTTATCTCTACCTTGGTGGTTGACTACATCCCGAGCGCGGAAGTAGCGAAGCGGCCGAAAGCCGAGGAAATTTTGGAAGCGATGGGCGCCGGCCCGCACACCCGCGACGCGTTACGCGAAGCCGCCAACGACGCTGACGCCAAACACGCGGATCGTCTGTTCCGGCAAATGCTCCGCCGCTGCGAGCGCGACCCGGAAACCAATCTGTACACGATCAGGGCCTACGCCGAATGAGGTACCCGAAAGTAGGTGACGAACAGTGCGTGATTGCTCGCGCCGCGAACGATGAAAAGACGCTGATGCTTGCGACGGCGTACTGGGCTCAAGTCGTCGGTTCAAAAACAGGGGCAGACATTGACGACGTCTACGACGCAATGCTGCATGTATCTCAAAACTGGCGGAAATGGGACCCGATGAAGGGCCGGTTTAGCGATTGGGCGAAAAAGTCATTGCGCACCCGGCTGCGTGAAATACATCGCAACCGGACCAACCGGGAACGGCTCGCCCCAATGGAGCCGATTACGGACATGACGGACCCGCGCACGCCGGACGACCCGCTAGAGATCCTGATCGCGGACGAGACGGCCGACCTGTTGATGAGCGGGTACGGCCGGCGCTGCAAGGTCTGCGGCGAGGTCAAGCACCGCCGCGCGTTCCCACGCACGTCCCGCATCGCTGAGATCCGCCCGACGTGTACCGCCTGCACGGAGCGCGGCAAGTGACCCATGCCCGGCTGTCGCCGTCGAGCGCAGCCCGCTGGCGCGCCTGCCCGGGCTCGGCGCGCATCATCGACGCGACACCGCCCGAGGCACCCAAGGCGTACACCCAGCACGGGACGTACTTGCACGGGATCGCGGCCGACTTGCTGCTGAACAAGTACCCGGTCGCGTCGCCCGAGGACACTCTTGCGGTTGCGCCGTACGTCGAGTACTGCCGCGGCCTGCGCGGCGAGCACCACGTCGAGAAACGCGTCGAATTGTCCGCTTGGGGGCTCCCCCAGGTCCACGGAACGGCCGACTTCATTGCCTTCGGGTCGGGGACGATTGAAGTCGTCGACCTAAAGACGGGCAAGGGCGTGGGCGTCAAGGCGCACGGCAACGCGCAGCTCGCGCTGTACGCCGCTGGCGCAGTGGACTACGTCGGTCGGCTGCACGTCCGCTCTGTCCGAATGACCATCGTCCAGCCGCCGCGGTCGCCCCTGCCGCAAACGTGGGCGATCACGCTAGACGAACTCGCCACCGTCGTGCGCGAGCTACGCGACGCCGCCGCACTCGTCGCCGAGGCTGACGCCGCAGAGGACGTCACCCCGTATCTCAAGGCCGGGGCCCACTGCTACTCCACGTTTTGTCCTGCTCGCACGGCAGGAACTTGCCCCGCGTCTGGCAGCGTCGCGCGCAAGAAAATGATCGAGCTGCTAACCGACCTACCTACAACCACTGAAACCGAGTAACCATGCAGACCATTACTACCCCTGACATCTATAAAGACATCAAGGCCACGATTCAGACGACCGACAAGGGTGACGTGCTGATCACGGGCGTCGCGATCCTGAGTTACCCGGCGCTTTTCGAGCCCAAGGCGCGCAGCGAGGACAAGCCGGACGATAAGGTGTACTCCTGCCAGCTCGTGTTTCCCGCAGACCAAGCGGAAAACATCAAGGTCGTTCAGCAGGCATACATCAATGCCGGCATGCGCGACTTGGGTAAGGAGAAGTTCGCGAAGCTATCGAAGTCGTCGAGTTTCAAGCGGGGCTTGCGCGACGGGCAGGAGAAGGATTGGCCGGCGGGCTTCATGTTCCTTAACGCGTCGACCAAGTTCAAGCCGCAGATTCTTGATCACCTGCGGCAGGAAATTAAGGATCCGGCCCGCGTCGAGCCGGGCTACTGGGTGCGGGCGATCATCAAGCCGTATGGGTTCGAGAAGGCCGGCGCGGCGGGTGTCGCTGCGGGGCTTAACTCGATTCAGATTCTCGGCCCGTCGGGGCTGAAGCTCGGCGGCTCGAAGGATTACACCGACGCCTTTAGCGAGGTCGCCCTGCCGGCGGCCGCGCTCGAAGAGGACGTGTACGGCTGACGCTTGGCGGGGCGGTGCTTTCGGCCGCCCCGTTCTCTTAGTTCGGAGATAGCGAACATGGATAAAGCCGAACGCGATGCGGCCGCCCGTCACCTTGCCGCGATGAAGGTGGCCGCCGGTTACCCGGGCACGGAGCGGCCGGGCGCAATTTACGGTGTGGGCGCGTCCACTCAGCGCCACTGGGAATCCGATGCGTGGGGACAATTCGAGCGCCGCAAAGGGCCGGCACGGTCCCGCGGCCGCTACTCGCCATACGTTCGGGTGGTGACACGTGCTTAACGTGCGCCTATCGGGCATCAAGCCTTTGCCGACGCCACGCCCCCGCATCGCGGTCCGCGGCCGGTTTCCGGTGGCGTACTACCCGAAGGCATATGAGGACTACCGCCAAGAAATCGCGCGGCTGTTGGCCGAGTTCCGGCCCGAAAAGCCGCTCGACGGTCCGCTGGCCGCGCGCATGTGCTTCTACGTCAACGCGCCGCGCGCGACGAAGCTCCGCCACCCCAAGCCCGACATCGACAACTTCGTTAAGGGGCTGCTCGACGCCTGCACCAAGGCGGGCTATTGGCTCGACGATTCCCAGGTCGTCCATATCTTCGCTACGAAACGGTGGACGCACCGCGGCGAGCTTGAGGGCTTGTCCCTAGAAGTCTGGGATGGCGGGGCCTTCTTGTGACCGGCTTTGCATCGTTCGATTTGGAGACGTTCAGCGAAGCCGACCTGTCCGAGGTCGGCACGTACCTATATGCCGAGCACCCGTCTACGCGCGTCCTGTGCGTCGCCTACAGCGTCAACGGCGGACCGGTCCAGCTCTGGCCGCACCGGGACTCGCTGCAACCGCTGATTGACGTGATCAGAGCCGGCGGCACCGTGCAGGGCCACAATGTCGAATTCGACATGGTCCTATGGAATCGCACACTCCGCCGTAGCGTAGTCGTCCCCGAAATCAAGCCCGAGCAGCTGAGCTGCACGCGGGCTCGGAGCGCAATGCATGGCCTGCCGCAGTCGCTCGCCGACGTGGGCCAGGCCCTGGCGCTCTCGACGCAGAAGGATTTCGAGGGGCGCGCGCTGATGCTCAAGCTGTGCCGCCCCGCAAAGCCCGTCAAGGCCGAGGGCGACGCGCCAAACCCCCTGCGACTGCACACGCCCGAGAACCTGCAGCGGCTCGGCGCCTACTGCGCGCGGGACGTCGAAACCGAACAGGCCATCGGCGCGGTCGTGCCCGAGCTGACCCAGCCCGAGCGCACCGTCTACCTCGTCACCCATCGAATCAACGAGCGCGGATGGCGGGTCGACTTGCCGCTGGTCCGTGCGTTGAAGGAGCAGGCGGCAGCCCGGCAGGTTGAGTGCTCCGTGCGTATCGCAGAACTGACGGGCGGCAAGGTCAAAGCGTTCACCAAGGTCGCCAACCTGACGGAGTGGCTGCGCTCGAAGGGCGTCAACGTGCCGGGCGTCGATCGACACGCGCTTATGCGCGCGCTCAGGACAACCGAGGGCGACGTGCGGGCGGTCATCGAAGCCCGACTAAACGCCGCCCGGTCCAGTGTCGCGAAGCTCGACGCGATCCTGGCGCAGACGCACGACCGCTATTGGCTGTGCCGCGGGCAATTTGTCTACGCGGGGGCCGGCGCGACGGGCCGCTGGTCGGCTCGCGGCGTGCAGCTCCAGAATTTGCCGCGAGTGCCGGAGCCGGTCGCGGCTGCCTTCGACGCTTACCGCGAGCGCGCCATGTCGGGCTCGCTCACCCTCGCCGAAATCTCGCAGATGCTCCGCGGGTGCTTCACGGCAAGCCCGGCCCGGCTTCTGCTGCAGGGCGACTACAAGCAAATCGAGCTTCGCGTGTTGCTGTGGCTGGCTGGCGAGGACGAATGGTGCGAGTACTTGACTAGACCCGACGGCGATCTTTACAAGATAATGGCGGCACGCATCTACCGCACGACGCCCGAGACGATCACCAAGCCGCAGCGGTTCGTCGGTAAGACGGCGGTATTGGGCTGCGGGTACGGCGTCGGCGCGGCGCGGTTCGCGGAAGCCTGCGACGAAGCCGGCCAGCCGGTCACGGACGACGAAGCCAAAAGCGCCGTGCTCGGGTATCGCCAGACGTTCGGGGGCGTCCCGGATCTCTGGCAGTCGTCGCAGATTGCCGCCTTTGACGCGGTCCGCGATCCGTCCCGCGAGTTCTCGTGCGCCAAGGGCCGGATCACCTACCGCATGGTAGACGGCGTGCTCCGGTGCCGGCTCCCGAGTAGCCGCGAGCTGTGGTATCGGAAGCCGCGCATAGAGCGCGCGATGAAAACATGGTCGTCTGGCGGCCGGACCGAGGAATGGGTCCTGTTCTATGACGGAATCAACACGCTGACTCGCCGCTATGAAAAGACGTCAACTTGGGGCGGCCGGCTGGTCGAGAACTTTGTGCAGGCGACGGCGCGAGACCTGATGGCCCGCGCGCTGTGCCGGCTTGAGGCGGCCAAGTTCTCCGTCGTCGGCACGATTCACGATAGCGCCATCTCAGACGAATACGGCGAGGGCCGCCTCGCGGAGTTCAAAGGAATCATGGAGAACGTGCCGGCATGGGCCGCGGGCTGCCCGATTGAAGTCGACGCGGAAGCGTCTTACCGCTTTAAGTGAGACCTCACGATGTATGAGTTCAAGTATGCCGACGACCTGTCGTTGCACGTCGAGCGCCGGGCCGGGCTCGCGGGCGCGCTGGCGCTCACAGAAGCGTTTCTGCGGCTGCTGCGCGCGTCGGGACACAAAGACGAGTCGGTTAAGGCCGCGCTGCAACAGTGGCTGCTCACCTACCCCGACAAAGGGAGGCCCCAGTGAGCCAGACAAAGGTCGGGTCGGCCGCCGAGGCCGGCGCGAACATCGCCGTAGGCTTTGGCGTGAACTGGTGCGCCAATCTGGTCGTGCTCCCGCTATTCGGGCTCCGCATCACGGGCCACCAAGCGTTCCTGATGGGACTCGTGTTCACAGCGATCTCGCTAGTACGGTCCTACGCGCTGCGTCGCTTATTCAACGGGATGCGCTGGGGGTACACAAATGCTGCCGGTTGACGCTAAGGCTCGAAAAGCCGTGCCCATCTACTCGGGCGTGTTGCGCTACTTCCCCGATGCGCTGATCGCCGTGGCAGAGTTGTCGCGCATCGGGAACGAGCAGCACAACCCAGGTAAACCGCTGCATTGGGACCGAACCAAAAGCGGAGACCAGTACGACGCGCTAGTGAGGCATTTGCTCGAAGCGGGAACGATCGACAGCGACGGCGTGCGGCACTCGGCCAAAGTCGCATGGCGCGCGCTGGCCGCGTTGCAGATTGAGATTGAGGCGAGCCGTGCCGTACAGGGATAAGGAAAAGGCCCGGGCGTACAATCGGGCGTATCGCAAGGCAGACCCTGAGCGGGCCCGTAATTACAAACGCGGGTATGTCGCGGACCCATGGGGCCGAGCAGTAAAACTAGTCGGTGACGCGAGGCGCCGCGCGAGACAAAAGGGCCTGCCTTGCACCGTGACGGCCGAAGAAATAGTGAAGCGCCTAGCGCGCGGCTGCGAGGTGACGGGCGTTCAATTTGACCTGACACGTGGCGGCAGGCGCAGGCCGGATTCTCCTAGTCTGGACCGAATCGATAGCACGGAGGGCTATACACCCGACAACGTTCGCGTCGTTTGTTGGTGGGTCAACGCGCTTAAGTCGGACGCGACGCTAGACGAGCTACGAAAAGTCGCTGAGTGGGTAGACCACCTAGCGGTAACCCAGGCCGGCATCGCCGCGCTTTCTGACGTCCAAATTTCTTAACTCGGAGGTAGCCATGTCCCCCGTATTTCTCTTTGGCGTGCTTGTGTGGGCCGCCATTATCTCGGCCATCCTTGGCCAGTTCCAGGCCGCCGCCGCATGGCTCGTGGCATGTGTGTTCGCGGTGCTGTGGGTCGCAGAGCGCGATGGCGAGGCGTAGCCGTGCCGCCGTTCGAATGGATCGACTCGGATCGCGTTACGCACGTGGTGCTTGCGAGTGACGACGCGGAGCCGCTGCGGCTTGAGCGGCAGGATCACGTCTGCGAATACCCGTGGAATTACGCTAGGCCCAAACAGCACAAAGCCCGCAAAGCGGGCTCGTTGCTCAACGTGTTATTTTTCTGGCGATCCTGACGTCGTGACGTTTACACGCCGCGGCGAAGCCCTCCCAGGGCACTAGCCGCATCGCGTCGAGCAGCGAACCATAGAGCCGCACGAACTCCGGTCCGTGCGGCGCTTTCTTGTCGCGCGAATTGAGGTACATCACATAGTGCGCCAGCTCGTGAGCGAGCACGAGCCCGTTGCATCCCTGCGTGCAGTCTAGCCGCAGCGTCTCCGCTTCCTGCTCGCCTGCCACGGCCAGCGCGAGAACTTCGATTCTCGGCGGTTTGACCCGCAACGACCTGCAGGCCCTGAGCGCGAGCCGTCGAAGTTGCTTGTACGGCAGTACGTGCTCGAACCAGCCAGCAAATTCGGCTGATTCCATCGCGTAGATTTTGTCGCGCTGAGGGTCGTTGGCCGGCGGGCGGCTCACGCTTTGCCCTTCAGGCGCTCCGCGGTACGCAGGCCGCCGAGGCCCAGCAGCCCCCCGAGGATCGTCATAAGGTCGGTCATGTCGAGCGACGGGATGGGCGCCACCTGAGCACCAAATAGCCCAACCCCCCAAGGCAGCAAAGGCCGGACGATGAACTGCACGGCCAACGCGGCGCCGCCCACCCAGCCCACGAACGGTCGCCAGCCCCCGCGGAACAAGTCGGGCGCGGCGGCCTCGACCTTGTTGATTTCGGTCTGCGCGATGGCGAGCTGCATCTCGGCCTCAAGCGCCTTGAGTTCGCCGGCTTGCTGAAGCTTTAGAACTTCAATCTGCGCGGCGGCCTTCGCGGCGGGGTCCGGAATGACTTTGTTCAGGATCTCTAGCGCAGCGCCAATGAGCGGCGTCATGTTGACTGCTCCGCCTGTAGCTTCACTCGAATTGCTTCGACCGAGCCGTCAGGCTTGATCACCAAACAGTGCGCGTCGCGCGGCGCCACCGCTTCGACGAAGCACGCGTAAACGAGCCCCACGACGCCCATGATTCGGACCGACGCGAGCACGACGTGCCCGGCGTTGTCCTGAATGAACAGCGGCGTTTGCGGGGCGCCGTCTGCCTTCGCGCCTACGTGGCAGATACTAGCCGCGACGGCACAGCAAGAGATAAGAAGTTTACGCACGGGGTTTCCTGGCGGGGACGTCTTTCGGGTACTCGCCGGTTCGCATCATCGTGGCAAGCCGGGTAGCTCGGGCACCGACTTGAGTTGCCCATTTGCTTTTAAGCATCTCGTCGGCGGCGGAGCCGTACTGGCGGCAACGCAGGGCGATCATGAACCGCTTAAACGCGGTGAGCTTCCCATAGCCCATGTTGAAGCACATATCGGTAAGAACCATGCGCCGCACGGGGTCTAAAGCCTCAAACCCAGGAACATAGCGACGCAGCATATCCTCCGCGTGCGCAATGTCCTGCTCGAGCTGCGCATCTATCTGCGCGTCGGACCACGTCATGTTGATGTTCAACGGCAACAAATGCCCAACGCCAATCGTCGGGTTACCGAGCGAGTCGTAATAGGTTCTGTACCGCCGCCCTTCGTGGAATTCAAGCAAGTCGCGGATATCCATTAGTCGCGATTCCGGGAAAGCTTATAAATGCTGTAGACGCCCGCAATAATCGCGATAAGGCTTGCGATCGAATGCAGCAGGGCGTCCCCGCGGATAAGTACATTGCCAATCGTGGTGACGAGTGACACGATGGCTCCTATGAAGCCGAGAGCGTGCTGCGCGGGGGTTTCTTGCATGGGCTGGGTGTGTGACATGGTGGAAGGCACGTTAGTTGGGCTGGACGCTCTGTAGAACCGGCCAAGTCAGCCAACCTGCCTTTGCGCCCGGTTGGATGCCCCAGCCGAACCGCAGACGCCAGAGGTAGACGCACTGGTAAGGGCCAGACGTGCAGACCTGGATCGGGCCGAGGCGCGTCGTCACCGCGTCGGCCGGTAGCGGCAGCATCGCGCCCGGCAGCAGCCGCATGCCGTTGGCGCTGTTCCGGAGAGCACACCAGACATACGCCGCCCATCGCGGACGGCCGGGATAGCGCATGCGGAACCATTCAGGCCCGTACACGCCGTCCTCATCGTTCCCCCACAGCGCCGTGAGCCTCCCCCCGCGCCAAGCAAGAACCAGCCGGCCCTCGTAAGCCGGCAGATAGGAGCGGCGCAGCTCCGTGAGCCGCAGTGCCGCGAGCGGGGCCACCACGACGAACCCCACGGCGGACACCAGCACCGATGCCACGCTGTAAGCGATCCAATACGCCCAAGTCTTCACGATGCCTGCCATGTCGGTCCACTCAGTGTGTAGTTGAGATCGTCGTAACCGAGCCCATTGTACTCGGCCGGGCGGCCGTTGATGAAGCGATTGACGATGACGGCCGGCTCGCGGCTCCAAAGCGCGTGCGGCTGGGTATTGTCAAAAACGTACTCGCCGTCGGCCGCCGTCAGGGTCACTGTCCGGTCGTCGAATACCACGTTGACGCTACCGGATTCGACGCGGATGGCGTGCGCAAGCGCCGCCGTGTGCACGTGCCGCGGGAAGCCCTCGCCGGCCGTGTCAAACGTGTAACGCAGGCTGTCGCCCTGGTCTGTTTGAGTAATCATGTGTAGCTGAACACCACGCGGCCGGCAGCGCCCTGCGTGCGCCCGTTGTTGGCGGAGCCCGTGCCGGCGTTACCGCCCGCGCCCGCGGATAGCGAGTTGAGCCCGACGATAGCGACGCCGCCGGCGCCGGCGCCTGAGGGCGCGTAAAGCGAACCGTTACCCCCCGGGTTGCCCGTCGTGTTCACGACGCTGCCACCGGACGCGGAGCCGCCGAGGCCGCCGGCGGCGGTGGGCGAGCCGCCCGCGGCGCCGCCGTTGGCGGTTACGCCCGTAATGGTCAGTGTGCCGCTACTGATCGACGACGCGTTGCCGGGGTTGCCGAGGCCCGACGCGGCGCCGACGGCGTAGTTGATGGTTTTGCCGCCCTGGCCGAGCACGCTGAACGACGTGCGCGAATAGCCGCCCGAGCCGCCGCCCGAGCCGTTGATCGCGGCGCAACCCGTGCCCGTGCCTGTTCCGCCTGTTCCGCCGCCGCCCCACACCTGCACGACGCACGTGGTTGCGTTAAACGGGACGGTTTCGGCACCCGAGCCCGACGTGTAGTCACGGGTGACCGGCACGAACGGGCTGTTGGCGAGCCGGAATGCGTTGTGCGCACCCATTAGCTAATGCCGCTCCCGGTGAGCAGTGCGTTGGCCGACGACTCGAACCACAGCGTACAAACGCTGCTGGCCGCGATCGTCCGCGAGCCGACCGACGACGTGCCGCCCTGAAGCCAGATGATCGTGGCGCCCGAGCCGGCGAGCGTGAGAGGGCCGCTGCCGCGGTTGAAAATGACGACCGTGGCGCCCGCCTGGAACGTGCTGGCTGGGACCGTGTACGTATGCCCGCCCGCACCGTTGTAGTAGACGGCCTTTCCGCGGTCAGCGAGAGTGAGCGTGTAGTTGCCGGACTGCGAATTGGGCGGCGTGTCGCGCCAGCCGACGGTCTGCGGCGTGCCGCCGTCGTCGGTGGCCACCACGACGCCCGCCGAGCTGATCGCGAACGGGATAGCGTTGCGCGTCAGGTCGCGAATATCGAACGAGTTATCCGTTCCGCCGTCCGTGTCAATACCGATCGCCCACGTCTTAGGCGTACCGCCCGACTGCGTGAACTGAAGGCTGACGCGGTTCGTGGTGTTGGCAGTCGAAGAAAGCTGTAGCGCGTTCTGGCTCGAAAAATCGCCAACGATGTTCGCGCCGAGCTGGCCCGCCAAGGCGTTGACCGTCAGCGCGGTGCCGCTTGCCGGGGCGTTTACCGTCGCGTTGCCCGCCGCCGAAATCGAGAGCCGGGTATTGCCGTTGGTTCGGAGGTTCAGCGCGGTCGCTGCAGTGCCGGACGGCGAGATATAGCCCGCGGTGTTGTCGGTGAAAATGTCGAGCGTCGTCGCATTGGCACCCGGATCGGTAACCCGAATCGCCGTCCCGCCGCTGAACTGGCCGAGCGCCAGCGTAACGCCCGACGTCGGCGCAACGAGCGACCAATTGCCCGTCGAGTTGATGCTGCCGCGGGCCGTGCTGGCGGTCGAGAAACCGAGCGTATTGGTGCCCGGCAGATACAGGCCATTCGCCGGCAGCGTCACCGAGGTCAGCGAGAGATAGCCCGCCGTGACCTGGTTGTTAGCCGTGATCGATCCGGCGTTTTGAATGTCCTGGCCGCCCATCGGCAGCGCGCCAGTCATCGCCGCCTGACCATCGCGAGGCAACGAGCCCGTCAGAGCCGACGCAATGTCCGTCAACGTGGTGTTCGCCCACGTCGATTGAATCGTGGTGCCTGAAATGACCGGGTTGCCGGCCGGCAGGTTGTACGTACCGCTCCCATTACGGGGCATGCGTCACACTCCTAGAAAGTCGAATTGCAACCGCGCCGTGTCCGAGATAAAGTCTAGGCGCGTGCAGAATACGGAGTAAGCCAATGATTCGCAAATCACATTTAGCCGCGTTGGCCATGGCGAGCGTCACCCTTACCGGGTGCATGAGCGTCGCGCGACCGATGGAAGTGGGCCCGGGCGTTTACTCGACGTCGGCGACGGGCGACGGCTTCCGGTCTGGCTCGTCGACGCGCCAACACGCGTTGGAATCAGCGGAACGCTTCTGCCACGGTCAGGGCAAACACGTTCAGCTCGTCAACGCCGACAGCCGCAAGACGCGCTTGTGGGGCGTTGACACCACGGTTGACGTGACATTCTCGTGCGTCGACGCGACTCACTGATCGGTGAGCGACGGCAGGGCGCCGAGCAGCGCGTTGGGCAGCAGGGCGGCCCGGTCGCGCGGCAACACACTGCGCTGTAGCGGCCCGAACGCGGCGCCCCGGGCGGCTGCACGGCCGGCGGGGATCGCGAGCGCCGCCGCGGCGCCGTAGGGCGACCCGAACGCGTGCTCGCTGATCCCGGCTCCCCCGAGCGCGCCCGCGAGCATGCCGTACAGGTCCAAATGCGAGACACCCGCGCTATGCGTGGGCTCCGCGAACGCCCGGGGCGCCTGCGCGGCCGCCTCGCCAATCGTGCGCAGGCCGCCGCTCAGCGGCGCGTCGTTCTTGAGGGCCGCCGCGAGCTTGGTCGCGACGACGTTGCCGGTCGCGCCGTTGCGGGCTGCCTCAATGTCGTGGATCTTGGCGAACTGTTGTCGGCTCGCGCGGTAGTCCTTCACGACGTCGGCGTACTGGCCGCCCCGCCCGGCCAAATCGGACTCGACGGCGTTTTCTAGCACGCCGGACAAATCGCGATATGCCTTACCGGCCCCGTTGTCGCCGCGCCGGTAGGCCTCGCTGGCCTTATCGCGCAGGACAGAGATCGTGTCGACGGCGTCCGACGCGTCAAACGTCTTTGCGTTCTTCAGGCCCTCAACCGTCTGCTCGAGCGCCGTATCTTTCAGCGTCGGCGACAGGCGCGCGGCGCCCTGATTCTTCGACAGGACCGCGTCGAGCTGCGCCGCGAAGTTGGCCGGGGCACTGATCGTGCCCGCCGAGCGGATCGCGTCGTAGCCGGGCGAAGCCGCCGCCCGCGCGCTGGCCAGCTCCAAATCGGTCACTGCGCCCTTAGCGGGCGGCAACCCCAGTTCCTGCCGCGCAAGGTTGTTCGTGACTTCCTGGTTTCGCACCGAGGCGTGTTGCTGCGTGGCTTCCTTGCCCGCGAGCGTCTCGACGGCGCGGTTTAGGCCCGTCGGATTCGTCGTCGCGGGCGGGAACACGTAGCCCGCGTCCTGGCCTTGCTGAACAGCGGTATTCTTGATTGAATTTTCCGGCTTCACGGGCCCCTGACCGCGCGGCATGGCATACGTGCCGAGTGCCTGAGTAAGCACCGCAGCCGCATTGTTCGCCGTGTCGCTCTCGAACGGGCGCGCCTCGGCGACGTACTGCCCGGCCGCCGCGGGGACGGCCGCCGTGACCACGCCGCGCGTGACGGCGGGGACCGCGCCGCCACCCGCCACAGCGCCCGGCACGACGCTGCCCGCGGTCGAGAGGTAGCGAGACGCGGCGTCGTCGGGGCGGTTCACCTGGGTCGTCGTAAGGGGCGACTTGTCCATGAGTCGCGTCAGCGCAGCGCCGACCGGAGACACTTCCGAATTCACCTCGAGCGCGGGCGGCACCGGCTTGCCCGTCAGACCGCTGTACGCGGTGCCGACGCCCGCCTTGGCGAGGTTGTAGGCGTTAGCGACCGTATCCAGCGGCAGAGCCGCGAGATAGGCGCCGCCCTTCAGGATGCCCGCCTCAGTCGCCTGGACGCGGTCGCCGAGCGTGGCCGGCGGCAGCGCGTCGACACCCTGCGCATATGCAGCCCACGGCCCCGGCTGATCGGCGGCCGGCGGCTGCGGCTGAAACTGCTCCCAAGGGCCGCTCACTGCACGGGCTCCCAATTCGCCTTATCGGCCGGATTGCCGCCCTTGAACCGGTAGCCGCCCATGACCGCGCCGACCGCGGGCGCTTTGACCGCCGGGGACGCGCTCTGCTGCGGGCCGTTGTAGAGCGACGTCAGCCGCGACGCGATTTCGCCGGTATGTGCTTTCGCGAACTCGTCGATCGAGTGCGTCGACGAGTACCAGCGCTCGAAGTCGCGCGGGTCGCCGCCCCTGGCGCGGTACTGCGTGTAGTCGGCGGCCATGCGCTGCTGATAGGCCGAGTCAACGGCATCCGCAATCGACAACTTGAGAATCGCTTGCTGTGTCTGCGTGAGGTTCGGCGCCTGTTTCTGCACCGCGAGGTTGACCTCGCCCTGTGTGACTCGGCCGTACTTCGCGAGCAGGCCCTCGGTACCGTTGCGGCTCAGGTACTTGTCGGCGATCTGCGTGTCGGTCAGCTTGTCCAGCTCGCTCTGCGGCAACATACCAGAGTGCGCGATGACGCTGCGGACCGCCTGCAAGGCGTCCGCGCCCGCGCCCGTGGTCGAGTTCTTCAGGTGCGGAAGCATCAACTCGGTTTGCCGCACACGGTTCATCGCGGCGACGGCGGACTCGTTGAGCTTGGTGCGGTTGCTATCGTCCGCCTTGTTCACGGACTCGATCTGACCCTCGGTGTACTTACCGAGCGAGCCCGGACCCGACGGCGGCGCGAACTTCGTAATCCCCTGCCAGTAGTCCGGGGCGCTCTGGGGGGCCGCAGGCGCCGGCCCCGCCGCGCCGCGCTCGCCGGCTGCCCGCGGCGCGGATGCCGGGGCGGCGGGGCCGGCGGCCGGCGTCGCGGGCACTGCGGACGGAGCGTTGCCGGGCGCGCGGCCGCCGAGATAGTCGCGGCCCAAGGCCGGCATCGGGGGGCCACCGCCCGCCTGCGGCACGTTCACGATGCCGCCGAGCGTCTGCCCGAGCTGCGTCGACTCGGCCGCAGACGCCGCCGCTTCCGGGGCACCCGGAATGACCGCGACGCCCGTCGGCTTGCCGTCCGGACCATACTGCACCGTCGAGCCCACGGGCGTTTTCGGTGCCTGGAAAATCGGCCGGCCGCTCGGGTCGAGCGCGGTGCCGCCCTCGCCCACGACCGTCGGCGAAATGAAGTTCTGCTTGGCGAGCTGCTGCTGAAGCAACATACGGCCAATCGTGCTGTTCGGGTCGATCGACGCGGCGCGCATCAACTTCTGGAAATCGGTAGGGCTGTACTGCGCGGCCACGAGCTTCGCGTATTCGGGCACGCCAATCTGAAGGCCGAGCGCCCGGTCCGCCGCCGCATCGCCCGTGAGGGACGGGAGAGCCCCACCCGCCGACGGCGAGGGGCTCGAGGGCGGCGGGGCAGCGGGGGCCGAACGCGGCGCAAGCGCGTCCGCAAGCGCACTCGTCGTCGGCGACAGGCCGGCCGTACCAGGCGCGCTCATGGCCCGCGCGGACATCGGGCCCGCCGAGGCGGCCTGCCCGGCGTCGAAGCCCACCGTGCCGTCCGCGGGCGCGGCGCGCGGGGCCGGGATCTGCCGCTCGCCCGGGAGCAGCTTGTCAAACTGCGCTTGCTGCGCAGCCGCCATTTCGCGCTGCGTGGCGTTCGCCTTATTCTGCGCGTACAGGCCGACCGCGCCGCTCAGCAACTTTGCGAGCCCCTGGTACTTCGAGATCGGCGCGCGCGGGTCGGCCTGGATCGGCTGAGCCGCCTCCTGCTGAAGCTGCGCCGCGAGCTGCTGCTGAAGCAACAGGCGCTGGTTCGCGGCCAAAACGGCCTGCGGGTCATCCTGTACCAGCTTGACGGTCTGCGGCGCGAAAGGATTAGCTGCCATTTATTCTCCGATGACCGCCTCTAACGGCGACGCGGCCGCGCGGATCGCCGCGCGTAGGTCCTGAAGTACGGCAAAGACGTGCTCGGCTTTCTCGGGGTGCTTCGCGCGCAGGTACGCAAGCTTGGTCGGGTTCTCTTCGAGATAGGCCGTGCAATTCCAGCAGTCGAAGCTAGTCGCCATCGACTCGTAAGTAGGCGGAAGTTCGGCGTCCACGCTGCGGAGGTACGCGTAGACTTCGGCGTCGGTCCAGCCCGCGAGCGGGTACTCATAGCGGATGCCGTCGGAAACTTCGCCGTCTCTCAGGGGCCCTTTCAGGCGGTCCGCGTCTTTCTGGCCACGAATGATAGTGGTGGCGCCGAGCGCGATCGTCGCGGCATGCAGCGGCGCCCACAGCGAACGGCCGCAGCAGTCATACCGCGACTGAAACTTGTACCGTGTCGCGCCCCCGACCAGGTTGCCGAGCTGTGTCGACGCGGCGGGAACCACGTCGGCCGGATAGCCAAATTCCGGAATCGACTGCGCGGACCTGAGCACAATGAAGCGCGGCACCATCGTCGCCACACGCCGCATGTACGCTTCGATCTCGGGCAGCGGTTCCGCGGGGCTACACCATAGGACGGTGATGTCGGGCCAGCGATGCCTGTTCAGGTACAGACACGCGAGCGAGTCTTTCCCGCCGCTAAACTGCAAAACGGTCGTCAAAAGAAGGCCGCGCCCGCAGAGATACCCGCCGCGCCGAGCCCGAAAAGGCCTTGCATCTGGTTGTTGTAGTCGCCTACCTGCTGCCCGTAGAGCTGCTGCGCGTACTGGCCCTGCGCCTGCGCGGCCGCGAACGTCGGGGCGGCCTGCGCGTTGCCCGGGGCATAGGTCGAGAACGTCGGCGCGGTGACCTGAGCGCCCGTGCGGAGCGCGTTTAGTTCGTTGAGCGGCAGAGAGCGCAAGTAGGCCTGCTCTTGAATGCCCTGCTGCCGACTCTGGTTGCCAAACTGGTTCGCCGCAAGCTGCTGATTGAAGGCCTGCGCATTCGCGCGCGAGGACAGGTCGAAGAGCCGTGACTGCTCCTGCCCGCCCGCGAGAATCGCTTGCATTTCGGCGTCATTGCGCTGGCGGCCCAGGTCGTCCTGAGCGCGCATCCACGCTTCAGAGCCCGGCGTTAGGCCCTGGTTAAGCAGCTGCTGGTTAAGCGACTCCTGCTGTCGGTTGAAGTCCGTGTTGTAGCGGGACATTACCGCTTGCTGGACTTTGTCGCGGTCGGCGCTGAAGTCGTTCGCGCCCGGGAGCGCCTGAACCTGCGGGGCGCCCTGAATCTGCGGCACGCCCGACAACGAGAACGGCGTCGACATGGCGTCCGAGACTCGGTCGAAGCCCTGGTTTTGCAGGCTCGACAGACTCAGGCTCGTCTGGTTCTGCGCGTCTAGTAGCCGCTGCTGCTCGGGCGACAACGAAATCGTCGACGTCCACGAGTTCTTGTCGTTGGGGTCCCGCTGCCACGTCTCCGAGCCCCAGGGGGTAATCTGGTTAGGACGGCCGAGCTGCGCGTTGAGCTGCGCAACGGCGATATTGTCCTGGCCCTGCTGTTTCGCTGCGCCGACGTAATCCGGCGCCGGGGGCGCCTTAGGCTTACTGCCCATGCTTGGCTAACTCCAATTTGTATTCGGTGCCCGAGGCCCGGAACCCGGCGCGCTTCAGGAAGTCGTCTAGGCCCCGCTCGGGCGCGACCGTCAGCGTTAGCTCATCGACCGCTTCGGTGCCGAGCGTCGTGAGAACGAGGCGCATCAGGCCGTAGGACACGGACTTGCCGCGGTGCTCGGGGCGGACGTAGGCGACACCCTCGGAAGCAACGCGGCGACCGCTAAACGGATCGTCGATGATGTATCCCGTGGCGAAGCCGACGATGGCCTCACCGTGCAGGACGACGAACACCCGCAGCGCGCCCGTGTCCCAGTAGTGCCGCACGAGATCGAAGTCGGGAGCGTAGGGCTGCCCCGGGTAAATCTCTTCGTGCGCCTCGCGGAACAGCGGCAACAGGTCAGGGAGCACGCGCTCCAAGTCGAGCAGCTGCGCGACGCGGTACTTCAAAGCACGCCGCCCGGTTCGAACAAGTAGTCGATGGCCGAGAGCTGCACGGTGATACCGCGGCTCGCCGTCGCCATCCGGAAGGCCGCCGCGTAGCCCAGGCCGCCAATAAACTGCCACGTCTTATTGAGCGCGAGGCCCCCGCCCCATATGCCCGAATCCCAAAGCGCGCCGTCCCAAGTGCTCGACGACGACGGGACGAACGTCGGGACACCCGTGACGGTCGAATCGTCGTAGTCAAGATTGATGCCGTAAGTAATGCCCGGGCTGCCGTCCGTGTAGATGATCGGGCGGCACATAGTGAACCGCTTAAGGCGCCCCGGAGCGTCGAAGTAATCGAACGCCGTCTCTAGGTCGGTCGTGATGGTCGAGCCGTTGTCGTCATTGTTGAGCCACGACACGTTGACCGATGTGGCGCCACCCCAGTACAAATTGTCCCGAAAAACGCAGAAGCACGACGCGTTCCAATTCCGGAACTGGCACCACGCCCCCGTAATGGTGTTCATTACGTACTGCTCGATCTGCGTCGAGCTGATCGGCACGTTGAGAAGAAGCGCGTTTTCTTTGGGAAAGCTAACGCACTGCCAGCCGAAGTTGCCGCTGTACGTCGAAATCGCGAAGCTGATCGCCTGCTGAATCTTGTACGTCAGCGTCTGCTGAGTGTTCAGCACGACCGATTGCAAGAGCGACGAGACCGGCAAAAGCCCGTACTGGCAGATCAATAGAAGGTCGCCGCCGAACCGGCAGAAGGGGCGGCGCCCGACTACGCCACCGACGTAGTAGACGCCAACCAGCGTCCACGTGCTCGCGCTGCTCGGGTCTGTGCCCTTGTAGATCGCGACTTCGCCCTGGTCGGTGACCGCAACGAGGTGGTCGTCTAGCCCCTGGCCCGCGTCGATCGTCCAGGTGTCGATACCGACGAGCGTGCCGCCGCGCTTGAACACGGGGCGCAAGTCGAAGAGCGAGGCCGCGCCGCCCGCGAGGCCCGCGGGGAGGTAATAGCACTCAAGCGTATTCTTGCGGGTGAACCACAAGCGCGACTTGTGCGTGCCGACGTTGATGAATTCGGACGTATTGAACGACAGACCCGTAATCGCCGGAGTCGAGACGCCCGTGACCGCGGTCCAGTTCGTGCCGTCGTAATAGCGTGGCGAGTCTGCGCCGTTCACCATCACTAGGTACTTCACACCGCCCGTGGTCGTGAAGTTGAGATCCTGCCACCGGGCGTTAGACAGCCCCGACTGGACGGCCGCCCCGACCACGCCCGGCGTCGACGCGTCATAGATCGCAGTGCCAGACGCCGCAAATAGCTTCGACGTCGTGTTGCCGTTGTACGGCGCCAACGTCTCGACGGCGGCCGCGAACCCGGTAACGGACGCCGTATAGCCCGGCCGCACGCCAATATAGGTCGTGTACGGAAACCAGTTGATGAGCTTGACGGCATCCGTCGGCGGCATGCTGGCCAGCGCGTCGCGCGCGTTCCAGCCCCCGACGGGAGGCGGCCGAGATACGACTTTGCCTGCCTGCTGCGTGCGCTCGGGAGGCGTCGGCCGCTTGGTGCCTGCAATCCCCACGCGTCAGCGCGTCCAGCTTCCGGCCGGGACGAGAATGGCCGGGAAAATGTCGGTCTGGAACCCCTGAAGGTTCAGACGCGGCCGCGGCGCGTCGCGGTTCATTTCGTCGTGAAGCGCGACGTTGTACTTCTCGAAATCCTCGGCGTAGGTCAGTCCCTTGGCCTGCCGATAGCGCCATATGACACCGAGCGTAATAACCCGCTCGTCGATCAGCGCGACGTCGGTGTCGAGCGTCATCACCGTTTTGCCGGTGACGCCCGTCGAGTCCGTCGCCCAGTTCTTCGACTTCCACTCGAAAAAGACCGACTGCCCCGCGGGCGGAGCCGGCAGGAAATACAGGTTATTCTGGCGGATGCGGTACTGCTGCCACGGCCCCTGCATGAACTGGGCCTGAATCTGCTGCCACTCGGCGGGCGACTTCGGGCCGAAGACCGGGCGCCGCTGCGTGCGGTTCCACATCGTCTCGGTGAGGACGTAGTCGAAATCCGCGCCCGCAAGGGTCGTCATCGCCCCTTGCAGCTGCGCGGCGACCGTCGTGAACGACGACTCTTTAGTGAGGTTCTGCCAGGTGAACGAAGCGGCCATTTCCTGGCCGGCTTCGTTGGCGAACCCCACGAGCTGCAAAATGTTCTGGTCCGGCGAACTGGCAGCGACACTCGGCAGCGGTAAGCCGAACCGCAGCGCCGCCGTCTGGACGATGGTCAGAAGTGACACTTAGGCAGCCTTCGGCTTTTTGGCGGCTTCGAGCGCGGTCAGCCGTGCCTTAAGCTCGTTGATCAACGCTTCCTGATCGGCAAGGCGGGCTTTCGCGTCCGCCAGTTCGCGCGCGTTGATGCCCTTATCCTTGGCTTCGTTGATCCAGTTGCGGGCGAGGTCCCGAAGGTATCGACCGTCGAGCCCAATCGGCGCGAGCTCGGAGTCGGGGCACTCGGCCAAATCCTCAATCGTGGTGTAACCGAGCGCGTGGAGCCGCAGGGCCTGTTCCTTGGTAAGCGCGGGCCACGTCTTTACCGGCGAGCCCTCGCGCGGCATCTCGTTGCCCTTCTTAAATTCGTCGTACTGCGCCGTGAACAGATTGACCCATTCCAGCGGGTACTCGTTCTTCAGTGCCTTCGAGCGGATCTGCGCAAGCCACTCTTCGGCGATCTTTTCGACGACGTCCTTAGACCCGTGCGGCGTGATGCACGCGAGCGTGACGACACGCGGGATGGGGCGGCCGGCAACCTCGGAGGCTTCGGCGTTAATGCCCTGCTCGCGCTCTTCAAAGCGAACATACGGAGGGCGCTTGTCGAAAACGTGGGGAATCATTCGGGGTTGTCCCTATCTATGATTTAAGAAAACGGGGCGGCCTAAAACACCGCCCCGCGTCTGTTTAGGCAGACTGGAACGCAATGAACTGCGTCGGGGTGACGCAGATAAACACCGCAGTCGGCGTGGCCGTCGCGACGCTGTACGCGCCGTTGGTCGCCACTGCGTTAATCGCTGCACCGACCGGCGGGTAGACGGCGAGCGCGTTAGCGCCCGCATTCTGCACGACGATCATATCGCCCGGGTTGCTCGGTGGCAGGATCGCCCCCGTGCTCGCCGCTACGGTCGTGAAGCGGTTGACGTCCGCCGGCAGCGGCAGAGCCGTTGCCTGCGTAGAGCCCGCCGCAGTGAGCCCGTTGGCGACGGTGCCGACGGTGGCCTGCGCCTGAAGCGCAGAGACCCCCGCCGTAACCAATCGACTCTGATTAGGCATAGCGCCTCCCTATTAGGTGATGGCGCCCTGCACGAACGGCCGCGAGATGACCGCGACACCGAGACCCGTAAAGGTCCCCGTGATCGTCACCGAACCGGTCGCCGTGGCAGTCTTGTCGAACGTGCCGACCGCCGAGCCCATGTACGCGCGCTTGCCATCCGGGTCGAGCCCAGCGACAACCGTGGACGCAGGCACGCCCGTGCCCGACAGTGCGAGACCCAGCACGAAGCCGTCGTAGCCCTTCGGGAAGTACAGCGTGCCCGACCCGGTCTGCGTGCTCGCAGTGCCAGTCACGGTAGCCGTCGCCGCCTTGCGGTTGCGGGTGCTGAGCAGCTGCTTGCCGGCCGAGTTCGTGCCCGCGATGCCCGCAGCCGCCACGCCGATCGCCGCATCCGCAGCCACCGTCGCGTTGGTCGCGATCACCGCCGTGCCGCTGATCTGAATCCAGCCGTAGTTGCCGGACGCAATCGGCGCCATCGCCACGCCGAACGGAAAGCCCGTATTGGCCGTGTTGACGAGCAGTACGCCCGTATAGGTGTCATCGTACTGAACCAGCGAGCCCTTGACAATCGCAGCGTTAGACTTGATGTACAAGAACTCGCCGTAACCCCAGTACGGGTCGACGGCCGGAATCACTGCACCCAGCGGATGACGCTGGACCGTGTCGGGGGCAAACCAGTCGTTAAACGGCTGACTGCCAAGAACAGGAGAAAGTGAAGCAAACATTTTGGTATTACCCCCTTAAGCCTTCAGGACGCCCTGGAGCGACCGGTTCGAGCAAACAAGGTTGCCCATCCAGAGCACCGGCATCACGACGGCGTCCTGGTTAACCGACTTCAGCTCGTCCATCAGCGTCATGTTTGCGTCGCGATGACTGACCAGCTCCAGGTAATCCGTATTGACGAAGTACCCGTGAACCGCCGGGATGCCGCCGCTCGAATCGAAGAACACGTCGCTGTTCTTGTACTTGAGCGACACGAAGCCCGCATTGCCATCCGTCTCCGGGTTGCCGTTGTCACTCGTGTATCGCTTAATCGACGTCTGCGACTGCTCGAAGAACGTGTACAGGTCGTCACTCAGGACGATAAAGTCCGGAATGTCGGTGCCACGCGTCAGCTTGATGTACAGCGGCAGCATCAGCGACTCAATCGTCGACGGGCCGAGCGTCAGAGCCGAACCGCCCTGCAACGGCGCCGCCGCCGACTGCACGACGTTCTGCCAAAACGGATAGGTAGAACTGTTGATCTGCCCGACCGTGCCCGTGCCCGCGTCCGCGATGAGCGCCTGAAGGCCGTTGATCTGGTTCGCGGCCGTGCCGTCCGAATACAGGTCCGCGCTCAGGCCGTTCTTAAACGAGTTCATCGCATTACGAATCTTTGCCTTCGTAAAGTTGATGATTCGCGACTCGCCCATGTTCGTGCGCAGCTCGAGGCCCGACGCTGCGACGTTCACGGCCACCTGACGCCACGGAAATTCGGCCGCGGTCAGCACGTCGACCGCGTTGATGTTCAGCGTGTCGAAGCCGCTGTAACGCTGGTAGGTGCTGTTAGTCGCATACTCAAGCGGGGCGACAATCGAAAGGCCGCCGTCCTCGGTACGGAGCCGACCCTTGCTAGTCAGCCGGCGGAATAGAGCGTTGTGCTTGCTGACGTTGTCGGCAACCTCGCTCTCGTGCTTACGAAACGTCGTGGCAGCAAGTTCCGTCCACGCCGTAAAAAGTGAACTAATGCCAGCAGGCATAGTGCTAACTCCAAGTTAAGGTTTACGCAGAAATCAATCCGAGTTGGCGCGCCGTATCGCGCAGCGTCTCGTCCAACGAACCGGGTTTGCCGGTAGACGGAATCGACGCTCGACGCGGGACGTTCACGCTGGCCGCTCGTTTGGCTTCCGCGACCCTTTGCTGGCTATCAGCAAGTCGCTTTGCCTCGGCTGCGGTCTGCTGCTCTCTCAGCAGCAACTGGCGTACTTCGGGGTTAGCCCAACACGCCTGTTCATACGCTTCCTGCAAGATATCGGCATGCGAAGCACCGGGCTTCGCCTGGCGGATAAGCGGCATGTACGCCGACATTTCCGACGCCACGTCATCAACGTAAGGGCGGAGGGGATTTCCCGCCGCATCCTTCGCATTGGCCCAGTTGGAAACAGCCATTTCGCGCTCACGCGCTTCGGCCTGCGCTCTCTGCTGCTCCTGTTGGGTCAAGTACTGGTAAATCTGATCGACGCGCGGATCGCCCGGCGGCGGCGGCGCCGGCTGTGGCGCGCCCTCGGCACCCGGCTGCACGAGCGCGCGGAGATCAACGCCGTATTCCTGCGCAATGCTCGCGATGGCCTGCTGTTTCTGGACGGGGCTACCCATCGCGAACACGGCGGCGGTACGAAGCAGGTTGCTGACAGCAATCTCAGGGGTGCCGCCCTGCGAGCTGATCAAAGCGCGATACGGTTCGATCACCTGCCGCAGCGACGCGCCGAATTTCGCATCCGGCAGTAGCTGTGACTGCCCGGCCATGAAGTCCGCCTCGCGCCGATGAATCTCGGCCTGCACGGCCGGCGGCAGCTTCGCCCACTCGGCACGCGCGGTCGGCTTCCACGTCGACGGCGGCCGGCTCGTGTCGCGCTGGGTGCCCTCCGTGGTCGGCTCGGGCGTTGCGGCAGCGGCGGCCTTCGCGGGCTCCGCCGCGGGCGCCCCGCCGGCCTTGACCGGCTCCGGAACCGCCGCGGCGCTAGCCTTGGCCGGATCGGCCTTGACCGCGTCGCGCTTCACGAAGCGGCCGGACGCATCGCGGACCGTGTCGGTGTCGCTCTTTGCCGGCTCGGTCTTGACGGCTTCGACCGAGGCCGGGGCAC